GGCAGACAAGAACTATTCGGCGAGCTACTTACCGAGTCCGATTCAGCCCTATGGACTCGCGCTGTTATTGAAGATGCTCGGATTAAGCCCGAAGATGCACCGCCTTACTATCGCGTAGTTGTAGCGATTGACCCGGCGGTTACTAGTGGCGAGTCAAGCGATGAAACAGGCATAGTCGTAGCAGGTGCTACCCCGGATGGGCATTACTACATTCTTGAAGATGCCACTATGCGGGGAACGCCCGAAGCGTGGGCGCGTAAGGCCGTTGAGATGTTTCGCAAACACAAATGCGACAGAATTATTGGTGAAGCAAACAATGGTGGAGATATGATCGAAGCCTTGTTGCGCCAAGTAGATACAACTATCCCTTATCGCAAAGTAACAGCAACTAGGGGTAAAAAAGTTAGAGCTGAACCTGTATCTGCACTTAGCGAACAACTACGACTTCACATGGTTGGCAGTAACTTTACTCAACTTGAAGATCAGTTAGTTACTTGGGAAGCCGATAGCGATACATCTCCCGATCGTATGGATGCAATGGTGTGGGCTGTTACTGATTTGATGTCTAACTCAGGTGCGTTGCGCTCGCTTGCTGCAATGGCAGATTTCTGTCCATCTTGTAGATTGCCATTAGTTCGTGGAACAAAATTATGCCCACGCTGTAAAACCGCTATCATTACGGAAGCCTGAACCAAAAGGGGCATTAGAGGAGCAGACAAATGGGTCTTATTGACCGTCTAGCAAAAGCAGTAGCAGATCAGATTGAAAAAGCACCAAATGTAAATTTACCAGCAGGTGCAGTTGTGATGAGCGAACAAGATATGCGTAACGCTAATCAGAATCAGACTTACGGACAACAGACACCGCTATTGCGTAACCCTCTTATGTCAGGAGTGCCATTCGGCCCCGGACAACCAATCTTGCCGGGCGCGATTAACCCGCTACGACCTGATGGCAGACCTGACCCACGCCGTTACGAATATCAAGTAGCGCAAAACTTAAACATTGGTAGTGAGCAGAAGCTCGTACAGTTCAAAACTCTTAGAGGCGCAGCAGAACAGATTGACATTGCTCGCCGTTGTATTGAAGTTCTTAAAGCAAAGATTTCAGGTATGGATTGGGATATTGTCATCTCAGAAAACGCCTCAGAAAAAATTATTGCTGAAATTGGTGGCGATCACACACGCGCTATGTCCACCGCGCGCGAAAAGTTTTCAGAAGATATTTACCGCCTAAGAAGTTTTTGGGAGAACCCTGATCGTTCTAACGGATTGACCTTCATTGACTGGATGATGATGGCACTTGAGGAAATCCTTGTGCTTGATGCTTGGGCTATTTGGCCTCAGAAAACTGTAGGTGGAGATTTATACGGATTCCAAATTCTTGATGGTTCAACTATTAAGCCAATGCTTGACGATCGCGGTATGCGCCCAATGCCTCCACAAGCCGCTTACCAACAGATTCTTTACGGATTCCCTCGCACAGAATTTCAAGCAAACAGCGATGACCCTGATGCAGATGGTGAGTTCACATCAGATGACTTGTCTTACTTTGTTCGCAACCGTAGAGCTAACTCTGTTTATGGTTCATCACCTGTAGAACGCGCTCTACCTTTGCTTGACCTTTACTTGCGCCGTCAGCAATGGCTACGCGCCGAATACACCGATGGCGTAACACCTGAAATGATGCTGACTTCTGATGCTGACTTCGGTAACGACCCATTGGTAATGAAGCAGTACGAAAACATTATTAACGACAACCTTGCAGGACAAACAGAACAGCGTAAGCGCGCTCTTATTCTGCCATCCGGTCTAAAGCCTCAATTCTACGAAGGCTATGGCGAGAAGTTTAAGTCTGCTCTTGACGAGTACCTCATCACTTCTATCACAGGTCACTTTGGCGTATTGCCAACTGAAATCGGATTCTCACAACGCGGTGGCTTAGGTGCATCAGGTCATCAAGCAGGAGAAGCAATGGCAGCGCAATCTATTGGTGTTGCTCCACTTGCTCAATGGATTTCTCGTATGCTGACAAACATCTCTTACACATATCTCGGTATGCCACGCGAGCTTGAGTTTAAGTTTATGATTGAAGATGCTCACGATACAGAGGAAGAAGCAAAGAAAGCCGATCTTGAAGTACGCGGTGGAGGTAAGACTCTGAATGAACGCCGTACAGAACTAGGCTTGCCACTTCTAGACACACCTGCTGCCGATCAGCCAATCCTTGTTGCTGGCAATGGCGTGTATCTATTCTCACCTGACGGAATTGTTAATGCTGCTAATCCAGCAGGGGCATCAGAAGAAGAAATTGACCCTGACACAAATCCACTTCCTGAGGCTATTTCAGCACCTTCTGTTTCTGATTCACAGACAAGCGTTAAGCCTTTACCTAACAAAGATAAGCCTTTACCTGACACGCCAAAGCCAACTGATGACATCGTCAATACAGCAGACTTTGAAAAGGCTGGCGTTCCATCTAAATCAGAAGTCAAAGATGCGCTATCTCGACTAGCAATCTTACCTAACGAAGCAGCAGAACATCCAACATCTGACAGCCCTGAGAAGTTGGCTGAATCGGTTGAGAGCCCTTGGCCTGTAGTTGAAACCGCCGAAGGTAATTACATTGTTAGCCCTGATGTGTGGGAGAAAGCCAAACTTACCCTTGTTAATATCAAGGAACTTTATGGCACAAACTATGGAATGAGCCGTAAGAATGTTGCTGACCATATTGAGTCTATGGGTCAAGCCCTTACTCCTTATCGTGGCTACCCACTTGTCTATAACGATGGCGAGAAGAACATCATTATTGACGGACACCATCGCCTCTTTGCTATGTGGTTACTTGGTTTAGATCAAGCCCCTGTATGGCTCGGCACACCTGATATGGCTAAAGCGGCAAACGATGAAGTTCAGAGATACCTCAAGTGGGCTAAAAAGGGTAGTGCTACCTACCGCGACTTTGAATTTACAGTCATTGACCCAATCGTAGGTGAGGCTCTTAATCGTTGTGCCTTTGATGGCGATATGGATACTGCGTACTCCTTGGCTAAGGCTTATCTGCAATGACCCTCGGTGTCCATCAGGTAGATGGGCGCATAGCGGCTAACGCAGCAGTCAAAATCCGCGCCGCGCTTCGAAAGAGCGTAGATGCGAAGAAGGTCATCTTAGATTACGCACTTACTCACCCAGTTAAGTCTGACAATCCTGCTCAAGATCGCGCTCGCGCTCGCGCGTGGGCTATGCACAATGTCACGCTAGATCAAACCACTTTAGAGCTAGTGCTCAAGAAACATTACGCAGATATGTATGTGACAGGCGTTGTTTCTACTTATGAGGCGTTTGGCAAGGTTCAGCGCAACAAGAAGGCTCAAAAGAACCCACCGCATAACTGGAATCCAAGTGAATTTGCTCTAAATGCGCTTAAAGAAGTAGTTAATTGGGATACTTGGAAGCCGGGTAACGCTGCTGCCTCTGCTCTATTGAAGCCACCCGGCGGGTTAGAAAAATTGCTGAACGGCATCAAGATCGTGTCATTAGATATGAAAAACACTAGTTATGACCGCTTAGGTACTCAGTTAGCCGATGGAATTGCAGTCGGATTAAGCCCTACAAAACTTGCTTCATCTATTGAAGATTCACTAGCAAGTCCTGAACGCTCACTCACCATTGCTTTAACAGAAGGCTCTCGCGCTGCTAATGCTGCAACTATGGACTCTTATCAAGCATTAGGAGTAGCGCAGATTCAATGGGTTGCTGCTGACCCTGATGACGAAGAATGTGACATTGACGGCGAGATAGTTGATGTAGATGCTGAGTTCTCTAATGGTTTGACAGGTGATGATTTGCCAGTTCATCCAAACTGCCGTTGTTCTACAATGCCTGTTGAAACAGATTATGCAACATTTGATTACGGTGCTGCTTTGGATGAAGCTCTCAACGCAGACGAATGAAATAAGCATTACAATTTAACATAATCCGAGATAAGGAAACTCAATGGCTCTTAATCACTCAAATATCACCGTCGGTACAACTCCAACTTTGCTAGTCACAATTCCAAATGGTGTTGGTTATGTAGCCGTTCAAGTTAATAACCGAGATTCAGCCGCAATTTTTCTTGGCGACAATGCGGTAACAAATACAGTTGGTGTAAATGGTGGCCAAAATCTTGCCGCAGCAGGTAGTGTCCAAATATGGATGCACGGTAATGATTCTCTCTATGCAGTTTCAGCAGCAGGTACATCAACAGGCGCAGTTTCAGTTATCTACTCAGCCTAAAACTTATGTCAGAAACTTTTGTTCCACCTGCGGGTGCAGTGAGCGCAGCAAAACGCGCACTTGGCTGGATTGCAGATGGTAAGGCTGGAGATGGTTTTACTAGCACAGGTAGAACAAGAGCAGGACAACTTTCAAGACGAGAAGGATTATCAACCGATACCATTATGCGTATGGTGAGCTTTTTTGCTCGTCACGAAGTTGATAAAAAAGCCGAGGGGTTTAACCAAGGCGAAAAGGGTTTCCCATCAGCAGGTCGTGTTGCTTGGGATGCTTGGGGTGGAGATGCTGGAAAGTCTTGGGCTGAAAGTGTCGCTTCAAAATTAAACAAGGAGAAAGCAAATATGGCTACAGATTTTACTAATTCGTACGCAGCGATTATTAAGCAAGAGAAGCAAGAGGATGGTTCACTTTTAGTTTATGGAAAAGCAACTGATGACTCTTTGGACATTGACCAGCAAATCTGTGACGATGCTTGGCTTTCTTCGGCTATGCCTGAGTGGTTTAAGTCAGGTGGAAACATCAGAGAACAACATTCATCTATCGCAGCAGGAGTAGCAAAAGAATATGAAGCTAAAAAAGATGGTCATTACATTAGCGTTCTTGTTGTTGATCCTGTTAGCGTTAAAAAAGTGGAGTCAGGCGTACTTAAGGGATTCTCAATAGGTATCAAGTCACCTCGCGTTGTGCGCGATCAGAAGGCGGCTAATGGTCGCATCATTGACGGACAGATCGTTGAAGTATCACTTGTTGATAGACCCGCTAATCCAAATGCCAAGTTGATGCTTGCTAAGTCAGTTGAAGGCGAAACCTCACTTGTTAAGGTTGAGGAATACACAGAGATTACAAAGCGTGAGTTCTCAACTCAAGAAAGGCAAGATGCTGCCGAAGCAGGTCAAGCAATGCCTGACGGTTCATACCCAATCAAAACTATTGCTGATCTTAAGAACGCGATTCAAGCATTTGGTCGCGCAAAAGACCCTGCAAAAACTAAAGCCCACATCATTGCTCGCGCTCGCGCACTAGGAGCAGTAGATCAACTACCGGAAGGATGGAATGTGAAAAAATCACCAGTAATAGACACAATCCTAGAGATGCACGACAAAGCAGTAAATGGCGAGAATGTTAAGTTTGACCAAGCCTCTTATGATGCTGCTCGCAAAGCTCTAGCACAACTAATCATTTCAGAAGCAACAGAGATGGCAGACACCGACTCAGATGAGCGCGATGACATTGACACTTTGCTTTCTGCCCTAAAGCACCTATTCAATTTCAAGGATGGGGAAGTCGAAGAAGGAGAAACAATGGCTACAGATGCCTCAATGCTTGAACTATCAGCCAAGAAAGAATCTGATTCAGAAGATATGACTACCGCAGATTGTGGTTGCGATGGATGTGCTGCTTGTAAGGCAGACGGCGGTTGCGATGACAAAATGTGCAAGGGATGTACCAAGATGGATAAGTCAGCAACAGTTAATAAGTGCCTAGAGTGCGGTTGCCATCAAGTCGGCGAAACTCACGGTCTATCACAGGTCGTTGTCACAGGCGCAACACCAACAAATGAAGTAGCAAATGTTTCTACTGCAGTATCACTTGACACCTCAGGCTCAATCAAGTCAGCCGAAGGTGAAGAAGTTGCTGTTGAAGATAAGCCAGCAGAAGAAGTTTCTGAGGAAACTCCTGCTGAGGTTAAAGAAGATGAAATTCTTGATGAGAAGTCTGTAACGGCTATCATCGAGAAGGCTGTAAAGAGTGCGACTGAAACAGTCAAGGCAGAGATCGCAGACCTTCAAGCCGCAACAAAGGCGGCGGAAGATCGAGCGGTAGCACTTGAATCAGAACTCGTAGCGGCAAAATCAGCAGCGTTATCCGGTGGCCCAAAGCGCACAGGTCGCGTTGCTGTAACTGATACAAACGAGCTACTGCTCAAGGCTGCTGAATACCGTCAAAAGGCGGCAGCAACCTCCGACTCAATTCTCGCCAAAGGTTACAAAGCACTTGAGAAGGAATACTTGGCTAAAGCCGCTCCTTCAAAGTCTGTAACTTCTGACGAGGAATAACCCACACTCGAAAGGAACTACATTGGCTCTACAAGCCCCTAAGGCTGCAGACCTCTTTGGTGATGAAGTATCACCTAAGAAGGCAGCCAAGCGTATGGATGAATTTCAGGACACCCTGAATAAGTCTTTCGCTACACCAAACACAAACGGACTTACACCTGCACAGGATTCGACAGCAATGTTGGAATCACTAGCAGCAACAAAGTCACTTGCTCCTGATGCTCTTGCAGGATTGAACAACGCAATCGCGGCACAACGCCTTGCTGTTCAGGATATGCAAAAGGACATCACAATCTCAAGCCCACTCTCAACATCTTTTGCAGCCTTCGACCTCGAAGCACCTGCAAAGCTATTGACACCTCGCCCAACACCACTTCGTAACCGCATCCCTCGTAAGAAGGGCGTTGGTACATCACACCGTATCAAGCGCATCACCGGCTATACCGGCACAGGCACGGGCGGACAGGGTCAAATTTGGCCCGGCGTGACTGAGAGCACAACTACTGCTTTCGGTTCAATCAACTTTGAACGCGGTTCAAAGATTAGTTACACAGCAGATGACATCATCCTGCCTTACAACTCATACTCACTATCTGACAGCGTTTCATTCGATGCTAACTTCTCAGGCCTCGGATACCAAGACCTTCGTCAGTTGTCATCAACTTCTACCCTCTATGCAACAATGCTTATGGAAGAAAGAATGATGCTAATGGCTCGCGGAACTGCAACTGGTTATGCCGGTGCTCTTTCTGCTCCAACAGTAACCGTAACTGCTCCATCAGCAGGTACAGGACAAGTTGCTCTCGCTAACAACACCTACTACATCTATGTCACAGCAGATGCAGGTATCTCAGGTTCAGGTTTCGGTGAGTCAATCGTTAATACTGTTACTTCACAAGCAACAACTTCACAAGTTTTGAAGATCGTTGTAACTCCTGTAACTGGCGCACTTGGCTACAACATCTATGTTGGTACAACAACAGGTGTAGCAAACGCTAAGTACCAAGGAACAATCAAGAGCACAACAGGTTACATCGTAGGTGCTGGTTCAACATCAGTCGGCGATACCCTTGTGTATTCAACATCAAGCTCAATCACAGCATCTCGCGCATCAGCAGATACTTCTGCTTACGCAACAGGCTATGACGGAATCTTGACAACTGTTCTTGGTGCTAACTCAGGTTACAACAACAACATCAACAGCAACTTCTCAAATACAAATCCGGGAACAGAGTTCCAGACTGTATTTACTAACCTCTACGCATCAGTAAAGGCTGACCCTGATGAGGTATTGCTTAACGGTTCAGACCGCAAGCAACTCTCAGATGCAATTAAGGGTTCTGCAAACGCTAACTACCGCCTACAAATTTCTCAGGATGAAACCTCAGGAGTTACATACGGTTCAGTAGTTAATGGAATTGTGAACGAAACCACAGGAAAGTCTGTCCCATTGACAGTTCATCCTTGGCTTCCACAAGGTGTTGCTCCTGTCTTGTCTTACACCCTACCTATCCCTGACACAGAGGTTTCTGATGTTTGGGCTAACTACATGGTGCAGGACTACATGGGAATCCAATGGCCGGTGACCCAGTTTGCGTACGAATTTTCAACTTACTTTAGAGGAACATTCTTCTGTGCCGCTCCTGCTTGGAATGGCGTAGTTTCAGGAATCGTTGCTGCTTAGTAAATAGAAATCTAAATGGGGGGAGAGTCGTAATTGGCTCTCTCCCTGTTTCTTAGGAAAGGCAAAATAAATGGGAAGATTAGTACCGCGAGATCGTTTCGCAAGAGAAGTAGAAATTAAAAGGCAATCAGGTTCTAAAGTTTTACGCGCTGGCAAAAATGGAATGTATAGCGTAGATAATCCTAAAGACATCAAAGCATTAAAGGCAGAAGGCTTTACAGAAGGCAATTTGGCATTACACACACACGGAGATAGCGACCGAGGGTACACTTGTACCAACTGTGGGTTTGGGTCGTGGTTTATCAAGTGTTCGCGTTGTGGTCACGAATCGTCAGCCCCTAAAAAAGACGGAGATTAACAAATGGCAGCAGTATCCCCAGTAACCCAATTCTCATCAGGCTCATACCTGACAATCGCTGAGTATAAGAACGCTCCTACCGCGATTGACTATGACAATTTGGTCAATGGGGGTACTTCTGCTCAACAGGATGCCGAATTATCAACCGTTATTCAGCGCGCCTCATCTTTCATAGATATTTATGTGAACCAACCTCTTATTGCTCAAAACTTCACAGAGCAATCTCGTAGCCGTATCACCAATGAGGGCTATTTGGTTCTTTCCCCGGACTACAACAACATTGTTTCCCTCAACAGCCTCTCATACGGCTCTGTGCCTACGAATATGGTCGTGGCATCAGCATCTACTCTTGCTGCTTGCTGGTTTGAGAAGTCACAAGTGATCTACCCACTATCTCAATTAGGGCTTACATATAGCTCACAAGGCCCACTATCTTTTGGTTTCCCACCCACCAACGGCACAAAGATTTACGCCTCTTACAACTACACCGCAGGGTTCTGTAATGGCTTAATCTCAACTGCTACGGCTGGTCAGACTTCTTTCACAATGATTGACCCAATCGGTCTTACTGCTGGAACGCTAGTAACAATTTATGACGGCGCAAATACCGAGCAAGTTGTGGTTTCATCTAACTACACATACGGCTCTAGCACCGTCAATATCACCTCTGCGCTTAAATACACCCACGCATCAGGAGTAGCAGTAGGAAATATGCCTCAGGCGGTCAAGCAAGCCGCAATCCTTCTTACAACCGACTTCCTCAAGGTTCGTGGCGATAACTCATTGTCTATGGCAGTTACTACCCGCGCAACAAGTGGCCCAAGCGTTCAATCCATTATTGGTTCAGACATTGAACTAGCCAAGCAACTTCTTAGCCCATTCCGAAGGATGCGTTAATGTCAGTAGGTCGTACCCAGTTACGCTCCACTCTTTACAACTATCTGACTGGCGCGAACATTGCCACGCTCAATCAAATCTTTACCTCATTCCCAAAGCGCATCAACTTTCAAGTAGGTGCTACTGCCGGGCAGATGTCGAGATCGGCTCTCGTAATCTTTATTCAAAGCGAGCGCGAAACTCGTTTGGCTATTGGCGGGGCAACAAGCGGTTGGAAGCGCGTGGACTTCACAGTTGTCTTGCAGTTGTTCCATCATTCATTACAAAACAACTCCGAAGATGCTATGACGGATTTTGATACACTAGTGGACAACATCAAGAATACGCTTCGAGCTAGTCATAACTTCGGTGATTCAAGCCAAGTGAATGTTTGGCAAGGCGCGGAACCTGCGATTGACTGTCTGTACGGAGAGCCAGTTACTTCGGATAACGGAGCAACGGAAACTTGGGCAGAAATTCGATTTGATGTTACTCAGATGATTCAGGCTTAGGAGAGCAATGGCAACCTATATTTACAACGGTGATGGTGAGAAGGATTTTCCTACTCTCGGTCTAACTGTTAAACCCGGCGATACTTTCGATTCGGCAGATGAGATCGTTAATGCCGATGTCACTCTCGCTTCTGCAACAAAGAAAACAACACCAACAACACCGGTAGCCGCGACTACCACAACGCAAGGAGCGTGAATAAGTGGCACTACAAAATACCCACCGTTCGTATATAGGTATCGCTAAAGAAACAACAAAAGGAACTGCGGTTACAACACCTACCGCCTACATTCCTGTTATTGCGAATACCGTCAAGCCTCAAGATATTTACACACCTTTGTACGATGAGGGCCTACGCGGTTCTCTCGTAAAGAACTACAACTACCTACAAGGTCGCGTTCACTCAACATACGACTTTGGTGGAGCAGTATTTGCTGACACCGTGATCTACCCTCTTGCTGGCGTACTTGGCGAAGATGTAGTTTCAGGTTCAGCACCTTATGTTCACACACTTTCTCTCAAGAACTCAGCAACTTCAGGTGCTGACGCTCAACCTTCTGCCTACACCATTTTGGATTTCTATGGTGCTGGTGTTCGTTCTTGGACAGGTCATCAGTTCCACGATTTCAACCTTAAGTGGACAGCAGACGGACTTCTTGAATACGATGCAAAATCAACAGGATGGCAGTCAGCAACCGCTTCAACACCAACTCCTTCATTCTCAACCGTACTACCAACCGTAGTATGGACAGGAACAGTAAGCGTTGGTGGAACAACAGTTTCTACTAATACAGATGGCAATATCCAACTTACTCGCCCAGTAACACCTGTGTATGGAATCTCAAATGTGCAGACTCCCTATCAGGTATTTCTTGGTGCTCTTGAAGTTACAGGAAAAGCCACTTTCCTCATGGAAAACGACACACAACTTACTAACTACCTCACAAACACCCAACCTGCTCTAGTCTTTAACTGGACAACAGGAACAGGTGCAACTCAAACTTCTATCCAAGCAACAATGACAAAGGGTGCTTACACACTTGCTGTTATCGAACGCTCAAAGGATTTCGTAGAAGTTCTCGTTGATTTCAACGCTCAAGGTAACCTCACCGATTCAGGAACAGTTGGATACTCTCCTATCAAGTGGGTTGTCAAGAACGCTGTAACAACCTCAGTCGCTTAAACCCTAGAACGCAGTAGGGGCGGCAGGTCGAGTTGGTTTCATTTTGCCCCAACTCCCGCGCCCCTATTGCCCTTTTTTGCTAAGATAATCTAAAGGCAATCTATCGAAAGGCAAAATATGTCAAAGAAAATTACTCTCACTTCGGGAGCTACTATCACAATCAAAGATGCTGGCGACTTAAAGGTCAAAGACCGTAACCGCATTATGCGCGCTGGCGATAAGCAAAGCGATGCTGAAAAAGGTATTGCTATTGGTAACGCGCTTCTTTCAACAATTATTGTAGATTGGTCTTACGACTTCATCATTCCTTCCGTCAAAGAAGATTCTATTGAAGAACTGCCAATCAAAGACTATGTAGAACTTATGAAGTTCACCGAAGATTTGACCAAAGATTTGTTCCCTGATTTAGCAGACACCGATAAGAACCGCAATAACCCTGATAGCCCTTTAGACGGCTCGAACGCCTAAAAGGATTACTGCAAGGGTTTCAACGCTCAGATGCGTTTGATTATCCCGACACGGAATGGTTTTACTTTAAGTTTGCTGATCGGTTCGGCTGGACACCTGAACAGGTAGATGATTTACCTGCCGGGCGTGCAGATTGGTTGTTAGCAATCGCTGACACCGTAGAGCAGGTGAAGATTGAGCAGATGGAGCAAAAGTGAGCGACAACCTTCCCGAAGTAACTGCGGCTCTTAAGGCTTGGCAAACGCGTATGGATAAAGCAGGGGAACTTGCTGCTAGGCAAATCTCTGTTGCAGTATGGACTAAAGCTAAAGAACTTACTAGCCAAACAGTTAATCCACCTACTCAAACTAAAAATAGATTACGACACAATCCTCATATTGGCGGTGACGGAACTCCACCTAACTATGCAACAGGAAATTTGAATCGAAACATTCTTGCTAATCCTGTAATACGAGAAGGCTTTGGAACTTATATAGCAAGCGTTTCATCTAATGCTGAATATGCTCGCGCCGTTGAACTAGGCTCGTCACGATGGCTAAGTGGGGTAAAATACCCATATATGTATCCGGCGCGCGATGAAATCGTAAATTCCGGTAAAGCACGAATGATTATGACCGGGTTTATTAAAGCCGCAATGGGGGGATAGTAAATGGCAGGTGAAATCCCTAATCTTAATGTAGAAATCCTTGTTCAACTTACCAACCTAACAACTGCGGTCAATGAAGCCGTAACGGGCATGACTAAGATTTCTACTGCTGCTAAAGAATCATCAGAAAAGGCTTCATCAAGTTTTACCAAACTCAAAGATGTAATGCTGGGCGTATTCGGCGGAAATCTTTTGACTTCAGGTGTAATGGGGTTACAAAAAACCCTTGTAGATATGAACCAAGCAGTTCAAGATGCGCAGGTAGAGTCAAATCGTTTAGATACTGCTCTTAAAAATAGTGGCAACACTAGTACTTTTGTTAAAACACAAGTGGATGCAACGGTTAAATCTTATGCCAATTTAGGCTTTACTCACGCCCAAGCAGCACAAGCTATGGGTACTTTGGTTACTGCTACTGGAAGCGTTACCGAATCCACAAAGTTAATGTCTATGGCAGCAGATTTGGCTCGGTACAAGCATGAAGACTTAAACACGGCTGCGACAACCCTTGCTCGTGGCACACAAGGCTCGGTTAAGGCATTTAAGGAATTGGGCATAACCCTTGACACTACCCTTCCTAAAAACGAAGCCATAGCAAAAGCCTTTGACGAGTTAAATGACAAAATTAAAAATCAGGCTATTGCTTATACGCATACTTTTGCTGGCGAAATGGCAGTCTTAAAAGAAAGATTTAATGAAGCGGCATTAACTATTGGTAACGTGTTATTCCCAATTGTTACCAAACTTCTTGAAGCGTTTAATGATTTATTCAAAGTTATTAAACCATTTGCACCTGAATTACTGATATTAGCGGGAGTTGTCTTAACCGCAGTTACGGCAGTTAAGGCTTATGAGGCTGCAATGCGTACTGTTAAAGCAGTACAAGAGGCTTGGACTGTTGCTACCTATCTTTATGGCGGTGTTCAATTAGATGCAGTAGTAGCTACAGATGCTCAAACCGCTTCTCAAAAAGCATTAGCGTTTGTGCTTAATCAAAATCCTTGGGTAAAAGTTGTTGAAGTTATCGCTCTTGTAGTCGCTGCTCTTGTTGAACTTTGGAATCATAACGCCACCGTGCGAGACATTATGATTACTGTAGGCGAGTTTGGCATTAAAGCATTTGGTGTGATTATCCAAGTAGTAGGCGACCTTATAACTGCCATTATGAAATTAGTTACTGGGCCGATGAAGTTAATGCTAGAGGCTTTATCTTTTATACACGCTCCCGGTGCTAAGCAAGCACTAACAGACTTAAACGGGGCAATTAAGGACACAGGCACTTGGTTTGATAAAGCGGCAACCAGCGTTACCAACTATTCACAAAATCTTGAACAATTAAGAAAAGCAACATCTAGTTACGGTATGCAAACCTTAGATAGCACTCCTACGGCTGATACTGGAAACATTACTGGTAATGTTGCCGGCGGTAATGTTAATAAAGCTGCTAATGCTGCTGCTTCTAAAGCAGACAAGGCTCGCGCTGCTGAATTAAATAAAATAGAAACTTATCAAAAACAAATTGCTGCAATAGGCGTAACTTATTCTGAAAAAATGGCAACTATTGAACAAACACGCCTTGATGCAGAAACCAATGCTCAAACTAAACATTCTCAAGAAGTTTTAGATATTACAACTGCCTATAACGACAAAATTGCTGCAAATCAAAAAACTTATGATGATGCAAAAGCCTCAGCACAAGCAACTTATGATGAAAGTTATCAAAATGCCGTAGCGGACAACGCTCAAAAAATACTTGATATTCAAACTCAGTATGCTGATAAAGCAACACAACTTCAACAAACTGCTGCCGATAATCAACAAAAAATTATTCAACAGTCTATAGATGTAATGACCAATGCTTTTGCCAATGCTACAAAAATTGACTTAGGTACATTATTTACTGACAATGCTAGTAGCGCAGGTGGATTAGTAGCGGGATTACAAGGGCAACTTGATGCTGCTGTTCAATTACAAAAAGATGCTGGTTTATTAGCAGCCCAAGGCTACAACCAATCTTTTATTAACGAGGTTATTGCTCAGGGTCCAAAACAAGGCGATGCGCTTGCTCAATCTGTACTAAACGCTGCGCCTGCAACCCAAGATTCTATTAAATCGCTTTATTCCCAAATACAAGATGTTTCGCAAAACGGTCTTGATGCATTAGCGCAGCAAATGAACGATGGTACAAGTTTTGCTACAAAACAACTTGCTCAACAATATGCTCAAATAAGCGTAGATTTGAATACTGCTTTATCGGCAAATTCTGATGCACTTGCTAGCGCATTATCTCAACAACAAACTGCCTATCAAAAGCAATTAGATGCAGCACAAGACGCTTTGGATAAAGCCAACGCTGCTGCTTTGGCTACACTTGAAAAGGCTAATGCTGATGCCGCTGTTGCTAGAAATGACGCTTTAGCGAAATCTCAACAGGCTTTAACAGATTCACTTAATGCTGCTCAAGAAGCCTATAACAAATCAGTAGATTCTGTAACTGCTTCAACCTTAAATCAATTAGATACTCTTGAACAAAAACTATTATCGGTTTTGTCTTTACTTGTTGCTGTTGGTGGGGGTACTGGCAGTTCTAGCGCAAGCACATATCAGCCTAAAGTATCAACTTCGACTGGCGGGTCAGTAGTTTCAACAGAATATCTAAATACCTTGGCTGCATTTAACGCTAAGGAAAGAGCCGATACTGCTGCCTCTTTAGTAGTAAATCAAACAAACAACATTAACGGCTCAACCGCGCCTTCTGATATTGCTAACGCAACCACAAGTGCCATTACACTAGGACAAACACAGGGACTTATGACTAAAACACCAGTAGTTAGCACACAACGATAATGCCAACAGTAACCGCGCTCAATAACTATTCCTTTGCTTGGAATGGCTTTACCTTTGGTGGCACAAACTCGCCGTATCAAATAACTGCTGCTGACGGCATTACCAACCTGCCTACAATCCGCAATCAAGACGATACCCAAGGCTTTAACGATGGTATGTTCTCAGGTCGAGATTTCTTAGGTGGCAGAACGATTACCCTGACCATTCTTACTCTTTCAGGTCAGCCAAGCGTTCCTGTTTCAACCGCCCTAGCAAGCGGTTCTACGATCACCTACACAACAACAATCGCTCACGGCTATACAACAGGTCAGGTAGTCACCATCACAGGCGTTCTTTCTAGCGGTAATCCAACGGGTACTGCGGGTGCTGGATTTAACCGCAACTCTCAAACAATCAC